ACTTCATTATTTTTTTTAAAGTTCATGTAATCGGCAATTTTTTGCCAAAAATCTAAACCAGTTATTAAAGCTAAATTCTCTAAATTAGATTTCAATTCTGTTACAGCTATTAAACCTGCAATTAATTTAACGACAGGCGCACCTAATCCAAAAACAGTTTCAACAACATAACTAAGAATAACTGCTAATTCATAAGCTAGCATTTTATTAATGGTTCTTCTTAATCCAATAGACGTTATTTTTTGTTTGTTTTTAATTACTGCCCATAAAGCTGTAATTAAATCTGAAATAACTAAAACAACAATCGCTGTCATAATTGCATGAATGGGTGACACAAAAACAATCAACCATCCCGCAAATTGACTAATAGCTAAAAATAAATCATCAAATTTAATATGTGCTATTATATTTTTTAAAAAAAATAATATTTTTTCTTTATATAATTGTAACACTTGCTGTTCCAGTTGTGGGCGGAGTATTAGTATAAAATACGCTAATATCTTTATCTGTAACCATTTTTAACAAATTAGAACCAAGATCTAAAACCATTTCTTTACCTGGAGCAAGAACCCATCCTTGACTATAATCATAAGCAAATCCAAGTTCAACGTCTGTATAATTACATAAAATTAACATTGTTCTATCAGAATCAGTTGTTAAAATTAAATTAGAAGTAATTACGTTATTGCTTGTAATAAAACTAAAATCAACGGTATCCATTAATGGAGCAATTGGAGTTAACTTAGAAATTGCTGTTGCTGGAGATGTAGTTTTTCCTAAGCCATCAACTAAATGAACCCTAAATGCATTTACTGGACTTGTTTCGTATGCCGCCAATGGAATATGATCAGATTCAGGAATTTCTCGTCTTTCTGGAATAATACGAATAGATGCACCATTTGCTAATAAAAACATAGAACAATCCTTTACTGATACATAGTTTTTATCTGCTGTTGGAGCAATACCTGCAACAAACTGTGTATCAGATAAAACTTCTAAAATTTCTAACTGAACACGTTCCGTACCAAGCAAATCAAATAACATAAATTTTTGCTTAACAAACAACCCCTCTGTGCTAGCAACTGTTAATACACCATTGCTGCCACCATCAGCTGTTAAAACAATTAATAAATCTTCATAAATGTCTGCTTGTTTTCTTAACGCCATTTTTTACCTCTATGATTAAATATAATTATTATTGAAATTTAGCTGGATCACCTGGATCTTCAAATAAAACGCCTTCTTCGATTGATTCATCTTGAAGAGTAATACCTAAGAAAGTTACCGTATATGTGTTGGTTGCCTTTGCTCCTAATTCGCTGGAAACTCCGGTATTTCTACATCTTGTAACACGTCTAATTACTTTTTTTGTTTCTCTGTCTTCAATGTGTATGTCAAATTCGACATTTTTAAATAATTCACCTAATGGAGTTGCAATAGATTTTCCATTTTCTTTATGATAAACCCCTTTGCCAATTACAACAAATCCATTTAGAGTTACTGAAACAGCTTCATAAGAAGTCAAAACAATTTCTTGTGCTTCAAACCTTCCAAGTGTATGAATTGCTTCAGCTCCATGACTAACATTAAAACTAACACTTGTGGCAACACCAACAAGTCTATTTGCAACATAGATCTTGGCACGTGCTCCATGCATCGTTTCTGCAATACCATTAATTGCCATAAATTAAATCCTCTAAAATTAAGCTGTTTGAGTTACTTGCGATACGTTTAAAGTAATTGGAACAAACGCAATTGCATTTGTAATGTACACATTAACATTTACTCGCATAACTGGACCTGATATTTGAACTGATGCTGCATCAAATCCGGCTGGAGCCCCATCGCTTGGCGAAATTAAGCTATTTTTCAAATACTGATCCATTTTGTATTTTAAAAACACTAAAGCATTTGCTGCAGAAATATCGGAAATTGCCTGACCAACAGCAAAATTATCAAAAGATTGTAATAAATCTAAAGCCATAAAATCTGCTGTGTACATTACCTGTAAACTATTAAAGACAAAATTATTATCTTTGCCATAAGTAGTTTGATCACTTACCCAACGGAAACCGCCATTGAGTGGATTTTCTAATATTAATAATCCTGACAAAATTGCGTCTTCTAATTGTCCATTGTTTCTCGGATTAAAATCATTAAACGGGGTAATTATTCCTGATATGTTTGCACCCTTGTGCATTATTGATTTATACAAACCAATTGCTTGCATAGAGGCTGCAACTGCAGCAGCGTACCATGGTTGAAACTGCACAATATTACCAGAAATTCCGACAGCCTTTACGTCTTGAAATGCAAGCGCAACTCTTGCAGATGCCAAATTTTGAGCTTGTATTTTGCAATTTGCATATGTATTTCTATAAGACAAAACCGCAAGTCTGTTTTTTCTCATTTTAATCTGAGACATTGCTAAAACATGACTTTTTGCATATGCATTTATAGCGTCAATAGTATATGTAGAACTCACATCAGTCAAACCATCTACAATATCTAAGGATGCGTCTCTGCTAAACAAAGGAACTATGAAATTACAATCAATATCTGCCAATTTGTCAATTGCCGCAATAACCGCAGCACCAGAAGTTCCTGCTTTTGTTCCACCAGCAAAAAATGTTGGCATTAAACTGGATTCGGGCAAACCTGCAACAGCAATGCTTGTAAAAGACACATTAGAAGAAAGAGCTAATTTTGTTTTAAAATCGTACAAATCTCTTTTAATTCTACAAGAATATAAAGTTCCAGCTGTTGAAGTAGCACACGAATATACCCCTTGATCTAAAATAGTGGGCGACAATTGCCCCACAGAAGCAGTTGCAACCGCAGCAGTATAACCCGTTTGTGAATTAATATATCCGACTAAATCTGATAAAGTTGGATAATTTGAGAAATTTAAAGTCAAATTTGCGCCAGATCCGCCAGTTACAGAAGTCGATAAAGAAGTTCCAGTAATAGTAACTGTTGCGGTTGTTCCTACATAAGAAAGTTTAAGAGCAATATTACCGCCTATTGCCGTATATGATTCTTGTAAATTATCCGTAGAACGACTAATTAACAAATTAGCCTGATAATCTGTTCCAGCCACGAAATAAGGAATTGATGCTGTAGAAATCCATGTTGCAGCAGTAGTAGTTCCTAAATCATAAAATACCTGATTTACATTTCTTGTTCCGCCACCATCTGAAAGTTCAAAACCTAATTGAATTCCATCAATCCAAGGACGAGATACTCTTGCATCATTATCAGGGGTTGCACTAAAAGTAGTCGCAGCTACGTTTACCGGTGAGCCATTAGATAATCTAGCAGCAATACAATATGCGGAACTAGTAACATTGTTAACTGTACTGACTGTGTAATATCCAACATTAGCATTTCCTGCCCCCGAAATAGAAGACCCACTTGGTATATAAAAAATATCTCCAACCCTTGGAGCATTAGCTCCTTGCGCAAAAGCAGTTGCGCCTGTTAAATTTAATCGTAAATTTGCACCAGATGCAGTTACAGAAACGCCTGCACTTGCCAATGCAGCAAATGAATTTCTGTTTGTGCCCGATTTGTCAGTTATTGACATTGGGCTATACACTTGCATATCATTTGTTACTGTTGCGCTAAATGGAGTTGCAACAACACTTACAGGTGCGGTCACGGTTGCATTTACGTGATCTGCTACCTTGGTTGCCGTAATAAACGCAGATAAAGTGGTATTAGAAACAGATGTAACAACATATGTTCCTAAATTTGCACTACCAGCACCAGCGAAAGCAGAATCAGCAGTTGCTCCATATAATGTATTTGCGGGTAACACTAATAAATCACCAGGAACAGGAGTCGTTGCAAATACGCTTCCGGCTGCTAATGTAAATGTTGCAGAATTTCCAGCAGCAACCGTTGTTACGTTTATTGTTGCTAAACCAGTAAAAGCACTTCTATTTACACCACCAGTTGCTAATAAAGATCCACTTGTTAATGTAGAAACTAATGTATTAGGAGGTATGTTCGGATTTATTGTCAAAGAAGTATTTGCTCCACCTCTAATTCTATAATTTAAAATAGCAGAAGTGGCCGCACTTGGAACAGGAATATAGCTAAAAGTTCCTGTTGTAGGGGCTATTGAATTGGTATAAACTGATGCTTCCCATTTTAAATTACTGCCATTTGCACCGGCTTTTAAAGCAGATAAAGTGCCATACGTCGTAGATATTGTTGGAATTGCACTTGAAGCAATTGTGCTAGGATTTGTTTTGTATAAATAAATCCTAGTTACACTTCCTGGAAGGTTTGGATCGTTTGCGGGAGCAACTGTCGCTTTAAAAGCTTCAACTAATGGACCTGAGGTGTATTTATTAATTACATCACCCATTTGAGAAGGGGTGTAATAATTCAAAGACAGGTCTTCGGTAGCCGCACTAGTCGCCAACCCTTCGTCTGCTTCCCCGATTAAAGCTAAAATACCAGCTACACCGATTCCAGAAGCGGGAGTTTGTACATTTAATCTAGTATAAGCGCCAGGGATAATTAATGTCCCAAAATCAGAAGAAGAATATGTAAGTGCCATAAAAATATCCTATGAAAGTTTAATAATAGATTAAGTTATATACCAAAATGTTTACAACAAAATTCCCATTTTTCTGGCGCGTCTAAAAACCCCATTGTCTGAATGTGTAATTTAACGGGTTCTTTCCATTCGTGTTTAATATTATGTGTTTTTGCATAATACATGAAAAAATCATCAAAATTATAAAACATAATGGCAGGTTGTGTGTTTTCGACATTTATTTGATTTTCTTCTGTAAAAACCAAGTCATCTTTTTTCTTAAAAGCCATATTCAAAATTCCTCTTGTGAAATAGATTAAGTTTTTAATAATTTTGCATAAACTGTTTTAGTGGGGTCATTTATTTTTACTAAATTAATATCTGTAATAACGCCTTCATATAATTGTGAAAAATCTTGAACCCAACGAGATTGAACTAAAGACTCCATATAAATAGTTTTTGAATAAATGATGTTTTTTCCATGAGCTTCATCATTTTCCATATTAACCCCAGTAGAAGAAACTGATGATAAACTAAAAGTATTTTGTTCTAATAAAGATCTATATCTTAAAAGTATATATAACAAAATATCATGTAACCAAATAATTGCGGCAGTTTCACCATTTACTCTACAAGTTATTTCATATTTTTGTTCAAAATGAGCTATATGTCTATTTATTTTTAATTTATTAAATTGTGGTCTAACATAACTTTCTGTAAAATCGTCACGTACGTTTTTTTGTATTCTAAATTCTTTTTCCGATAAAATTTCCTCAATTGGATATACTGTATTACTTTTTTTGCTAACTAATCCTTGTCCCTTGAAAATAAAAGGATATTCTATCAAAGTATTCGGCAAAGTAACTATTCCACTAGATAAATCATAACTTACGTTTATTGGTCCAAGTATATAGATTGGTTGCTCTATTAAATCCTGTTCTGTAATATATTCTTCGTGTGGCATATCGCAATCACCAAGACTAGCCATTGGTTTTGATTCTACAGAAGACGGGTTTGAAATAATAATAGAAGGATATCTTGCTTGATCAAATGACCATTCAAAACCAACATCTATATAATTTTGTAAAAACCAGTTTTTAGCTCGTTCAATTTCTTTTTTTCCATAATTTAAATTAACTAAATCTAATTGATCATATTCAAAAACAAAATCAATAAAAAATGGATGTTTTCTTAAATCAGCAATTCCTTGTTTAATAACATTTAATAATAAAATATCACTTTGCGCAATAGACATATTATTCTAATAGATTAATTCTTATTAATTGTTCTGTTATGATTTTTAAATAATTTTCTAAAATCCATGAAAATACTTCATCTAAAATTTTAACACCTTTAAGTTCTGGAATATCCCAGCCTTTTGAGTTCTTATTTAGTGTTCTAAAAGTCATAATTGTTTTCTGAACGCTTTTACCTTTAGGGGTTTTTGTTTCATGTTGATAAATAGTCAAATTATTTAAAATGCTTTTTCCTGTTTGTTTGCTTTTGAATTGTGATGGTACATCGGTAATAATGGCAGCAGGTATTATTTTTTTAACTGTACTAATAACAGGAACGCCTTGTGTATTTGTAATTGGATTTTTTAAGCTTATTTTTTCTTTTTTTAAGGTTTTTTTTATTTCGTTGTAAATCACTTGTTGTTTTGAACTCATTAAACTTGGAATATTTTGATTGTGTTTAAATGGAATAACAACAGAATTTCTATTCTTTAAGTGTGTTTTTTTTAAGTTATGCGCTGGTACACCTTCTTCAATCCAAGTTGCTTTATCTCTTAAAACAATAATATATACTGGATTTTTTTTACTTTTTGGCTTTTCTAAGATTAAATTTTCAAGATATAAATTCCTAGTAGACCTTAATTTATTTTGTGCTAATCTAACTGCTTCGCTATAAGCTTGAACCGCAACAACATCTAAGGCGTTTAAAAAAATATTTTCTATTCCTGAAATTTTAGAAAGCTGTTGTCTAAATTGATCAAAATTTATATCAAGTTTAAAGCCACTGTCATTTGCCATAAAAAACTATTCAACAGGTTTTTGTGTTTGAATTTCTTCTTTTAATTCTTGGTCTTTTTCAACTTCTTTGTCTGTTTTTAACACACCATTTTCTAATAAAATTTGTGCTAAGTTAATCATACAGGAAGCCAATTCTAATAATGATTCATACGCATTGGGATTTGTTACTTGAATCATTTCAAATGCCGACAAATGATTTTTAAAATTATTTAATACAGTTTCAATGTCAGAAACTTTATCTTTAAAATCATAAACATTCAATTTTTTTATAGAATTGTCCATTGTATTTGCTGATGCTTCTATATTATCTTTCATGTTTATTCAATTTCCCCCTTTTTATTCCACAAAGCTTTCAATAACAAAGAAATATTTTCTTTGCTCCATTTATCGCTAAATAACACTTTTATATTTTCATTATTATCTTTATAAATATGTAAACTGTTTTTTCCTAAAATTTTAAAACATATACACAGACGTTTATGTTCTGGGTTTAAAATGATAGATTCTTGACAATCTGGACAAGTATATTTGTCTTCTGTTTTATTTAATTTTATTTCTATTTTTTTTTCTGGGAAAAAGTTATTGTTTACAAGAAGATTAACAGTTTTTTGTAAAGATTTATTTAAATTTGTATCTAAATTAAACACACTTTCATTAAAAGTTGACTCTAATGATAGACACGTGGCCAATACATTTGGCATATCTTTATTATCAATAAAAGCAATTGTTTGTTCGTTTTTAAGCAACCTCCCACAAAACAAATCTTTTTCTTTTTTAATGATCTCTAGTTGATATTCCATTGATGGAATCTTTAAAATAATCGGCACATTTGAATCTTTTAAGTTTTTCAAACTTTTCGAGAGCCAATAAGAAATTCCACGCGGAACAATTTGCATTTGTTCTAAATATTCTTCTGTATTTTCTTTATTAACGTTAGGCAAGGATAAAACAGCCTTTTTTAAAATGCAATATCCTTTATTGCCTACCAATTCTTCTATTTTTTCATTATATGTTTTTTTATTTAGCATTTATCATGCTCCGATCATTACAATATAAGTATAAGTTTCTATTTAATAGACAAATTCATTCCTGAACTAGGAGATAACCCCTCTCTGGATGAGTCATCTTCTGCCCTATTTAATTCATTTAAATAGTAAATTTCTCTTTGTAAAATTAACAGTTGAGGGTATCTAACTTGTATTTTTTCAGAAGATTGAGGAATAACCGTATTACACAATCTTATTTCGTGTAATACAACGCTAACATACCAAGATGGTCGGTAGTAATATCTTATTTGATAAACCCCGCCATCTCCAGTAGATTGAATATATTGCGGTCTATTTTGCCCAATCCATTGTAAGTTGCCACCAGAAATAACAAAATCACTTCCCTCAAAATATTCTTTTCCGTTCATATCAATAACATATTCTATTTTTACAATTGGAAACATTGCTCTATCAATTCCGGTAGGCGAACAAATCATTTTTTCAAATCTAGGAACTACTACGGTTTCATCTACCAAATCAATTCTATCGTTTACACAGAAAAACAATTGACAATCGCTTTCTTTATATTGTCTAGGTACGTGTAAAGTCGTTATAGAAGAATCAATTATACCTTCTACATTGAAATATTTTTTAGTGCTATTGTTATCAAATACACCTAAAAAACATTTTCCACCTCTATAATAAAAACCATTACTACAAGTATGATTTAAATGAGATGAACGTGGGCTGCCTCGATCGGTATCGCCCCCTGCGCACGGAACCGCTTTCCAATGTTTAAAATCAACTCCATGCGCTTCTATCAAATTATCAAAAGCAAAAGGATCAAAATACAATTGATCTTGTGCAAATTGCAATGGATTTTCTATATAATTCCCTCTAGTTGCCATCATCAATCCATTTTATGTTGTTATATTTTTTATCTGCCATATATTTAGCGATTTCTTTATGAGATCCGGCGCCTAATATTTCTGTTTTGTTTTTATTAGACAAAAACAAAACATTAAATCCGCCAAAAGTTACAACTAAATCTATAGGCAAATTATTCATATACCCAATTGTCTTTTTTAATTTAATATGTTTTTGAGTTATTTTCATAATTTTTAAAAAGTAGACATCATAATTGAATTATAATACATCATTCTAATGTTTTTTATTAATTCGTCTCTTTTTTCCTTTAAGTCGCTAATTCTCAATGCATATATATTAGGCCCTGGACTTCCAATCGATTGACTCATTCCATCTAAACCTAAACTTGAACTTGTTGTTCTTACGAGTGGTCCTAATCTAGACAATAAATCTATAGCTGCTTCCGTAGCGATTAAATCATTAATAATTCCTGGCATTTTATCTTCAGGAAATCCAGCTGTATATTTTATAGAGAAAAATGCAGGAATAAATCTAGGATATACGTTTGCCAATAGCCAATTACCAAATGGACTAGCTACCCCATTTGCGCTAAAAAAAGAATTTGTATAAACGTTAGTAACATATCCCAATGTAATTAAACCTGTTTGAAAATTTCCCGTTTCTATCAAAGTAGGCGGAAAAACAAAAATATTAGTGCCGGTAGCATCCGCAATAGCAAGCTCCTCTACAGATAAAATAGGACGATAAGGCATTTCTAAATAACAATAAGCTTGATACAGATTTTTATCATATTCTTTTCTGACTTTTCTTTGAACAGGAAATATGTTTATTTTTATCTCTGTTTCTATGCGATTCATGGCATAGTCTAATGTTCTTTTTAAGTCTTCATTGTTCAAAACTTCGCCTGTAATAGGGCTTTTTAAACTAATTCCAAACAAATAATCTTTTTTGAAAATTTCAGGAGTAATAAGAGGTTGATATCTGTTAACGTTTGCGCCTGCATCGATTGCATACAAAGGATATACGCAACCCATGGATGGACGACTATTTGTATAATCTGCACTCATATTAACACAAGCTCGGGTTTAAAGATTGTACAGCAATAGCTCTAGAAATAACACCAGTTTTTACAATTCCATTTTCTGTTAATGAAAACATTAAATTTCCTTGTGATATTTTATCTGTAGACAAAATATTAAATTGCCAAATACTTGCATCTAAAGGAAATGGTTGAATAGCATTTCTTGTAATTACATTTGTGCTATTAATACTTGAAATTGTAATTGTTACCGTAGAGCCTACGGCAGGCATATATCTTAATCCTTGCCCATTTGTTAAATCAGAGGCTTGTTCATCGTCAGTTAATTGAAAATAAACTGACGTGCTGCTACCTTCTCTTAATAAAACAGCAGTAGCTACCTGCCAGCTATTGACATTTTGTACGTTCTTTAACATTCTGCCACTAAGAAACATATTATCCTTTTGTATTATTTAATAAGATTAAGTAAATTAGATTTAAAAAAAGTAATTATGAAAAAAACAAAATGTACATTTATTGTTATAGATGGAATAGATAAAATCGGAAAAGATACTCAAATAAATCAATTGAAAAATTATTTTTCCTCACAAAACAAAACATATCTTTCTATTGATTGTATTGGAGGATCTCAGCATGAAGATTTTATTCACTTGAAAGTTTTAAGAGAATTAATTTTTAGTGCAAGAGAATTATCACCAGAATTAGAAGAAAAAAC